AACATAATCTTGAATACCTCTCTTGGATTGAACATCTCTTAAGAAAGGTTCAACAATGTTCACAAAGTTTGCCCTTGTAATCTCATCATTGAATTCAAATAATTGATCTTTAGCAGCAGCTGCGATTCCCTGTTCTAGGAATATGAATAATCGACGAACATTAATTCTATCGAATGCAGATGCTTTTGCGAAAGCAGTTTTATCACCGAATAAGATAATTCCAGCACCAGGTGAATTGATTACTGGGTTTATTCGATTTGAATAAAGTTTATCTCTCTGTAATTTAGTTGGATTGTATGGAAGTTTAACTGCATTTAAGATTGCTCCTCTGTCTGTACCTGCTGGTGAGAACCAAGGAAAATCATTAATGTCGTTTCTTGCACATGTTCCCGCAATGTCTCCATTCAATGGAACATAACGGAACACTTCATTAAATCTATCATACATGTATTTGTACCCACTGTCAAATACTCCAAAGGTTGATGACGTAATTGGATCATAAAAGTCAATAATATTTGCGGTTATATCTTCATCACTCTTAACAGTAACTTCTGTTTGAACATCTGTATCTGATAAGATATTATCTCTTGATGGTGAGATGAATGCAACAGCATCCTGTCTAGCTTCTGCAACAGCAATCATTGTTGTTGCTAATTGTCTTGTGCTATCCTTACCAAGATGACCACCACCCATGAGTAAGAAATCAACATTATTGATTGTATCGTTCTCAAATGTTTGATATCCTGATATCAAATCACCTAAACCAGAGTTAAGTGCTCCAGTATCTGTTAGATTTGTGTTACCACCATAGTTTTTACCACCTGATAATGTTAAATTAGTTGCTCCACAACTATTGAAAATAACTCCATCTGCATCCTGATCCCATCCACCATCACCTTCAAGTGTGAATCCACTTGAATAACCAGTTGTTGTAATACCAATTATTGAACCACTTAAACCAAATAGGTTTTCAGAGTTTGTGTAAAGATATTTTCTCCAGTAAGATGGTGATCCAACTGAGAACTCTGCATCTTTTGCTTTTGATAAGTTAAGATGTTTTTCTAATATTGTTCCTGCGTTTCCTGAGACAGTTCCTTTTGCGTCAATGACTACAACATGAACTTCATCAAATCTACCACCTCTGGCAGCAGCATACTCAGATGTACCTGGTTTATCAGCAATGGCATTCCATTTTTGAGGATCTGATCCTGTCACTGTTTCATAAGTTTGCTCATCGAACCAGTCTTTTGCTGATGTAACAGCAGTTGATCCATAAGATGTTGACTCTCCTTCTGAGGTAATTGCAACTAATCCTGTTCCAGAGAATTTGTATATACTATTAAAGTCCTGTGCTGTCTCAGTACCTGCAGCAGACACATGTGATAAGAATTTAACTGATACATTACCAGATCCTACTTCTGTGATTATACCTTTGAATTTTCCATCAAGTAAACTTGTTCCACCAACTCCTGACACGACAGTACCAGCAGAAACATCTTGTTCTATACCAGAACCAACTACTGGTGCTGCAGCAGAAAATGTTTCTGTACCAAAATCAAATATGACTTCCCCTGATGATGTAGGTGCGTTTGAAAGAGTTACTGTATCACCCACAAATGATAGAACAGTTGTTCCTGCTGCAACTGCAGTCGATCTTACTACCTGACCTACAGCAATGCTGGTTGTTGTGATTCCAGTTACAGTGGTTAATCCAACTGCTGCAACTCCGACTCTATTATTAACAGCTGCTGTAAATTCACTGACACCAGTTGTGCTCATGTCTAGTATTTGATCTGCCTTACCATCTATAATGGCAACTTTAATATCATTTGACCATGTGCCAGGATTTTTTGCTGCGACAGTAACAGTATTAAGAGTATTTTCCTGATACCCTAATTCTTGATAGTGTTCAGTGCTTTTGATTTTTACTTCACCAGTACCAGAAAAACCATTTTTCAATCCAGTGTCGTCTGCTCTGATTACACTTAAACTTCCTCCATACGATAAGTATGAAGATGCTACCATCCATGTTTCGTATTGCTTATCTGTATCGTATGGTTTACCAAACTGGTCAAACAAGTCATTTTCCCCTGTAATGGGAGTTGGTTCACCGACAGGTCCTTTTTCAAAAGATCCCACGATTCCACCGACTTTACCTGTTGTCCCATCGATTCTTCCAATCGTAAGATCGACTTCTCTTATTAGTATACCTGGAGATGCTAAATTT